AGTGGCTGAATGCCGCGCGGCCAGTCGATCATTGAAGCCCATCGTGAGCCTGCCGCGCGGCACAACGAAAGGAGGAGCCATGAGCGGCCAAAACGGTTTTGAAGCCCAGCGTTTGCATGCCGCCCAGGAGGAGGATATCGGGGGCCATGATAAACATGAGGTCCAGCGTATGACTGCCCCCGATCCTCTTCATTCCCTCCTGGGTCACTATGCCCGCCTCCTCTGGGACATCCAGAAGCTCCGCATCCAGGTGGGCAACCGCATCGGTGCAATGGAGCGCGACGGCCTGCCGCCAGAGGCGACGGCGCCCCATGTAGAGACGCAGAAGACGCTAGAGGCCCAGGAGCGGGCCATCGAGCGCCAACTCGTGCGGCTGGCGAAGCAGCACCTGCTGGCGGATTGGGTCGAGGCTTGCCCCGGCCTCGGTTATGGCGGTTTCGCCCGCATCGTCGGCGTGACCGGCGACTTCATGCTCTTCCCGAACGTGGCGAAGGTCTGGGCCTACATGGGAATGCACGTCGTAGATGGCCATGCGCCCAAGAGGGAGCGGGGTATCAAGGGGAACTGGTCGCCCCAGGGTCGCGTTGTCGCCCACCAGCTCGCCGACTCCATAGTGAAACTCGGTCGCGGCCCATATCGGGAACTCTACGATGCGAAGAAGGCCGACTATCTGGCCCGCCCCCGCCTAGGTGACTCAGGCTGCCCGATGGGGCAGGTTCATAAGGATAAGGGTGGCAAGGTGCTGGCCTGCGTGAAAGCGGGGGAGAACGGCAGTGAGACTTCGGCGCACCTTCACAATGCCGCTATGCGCGTCGCCGTCAAGGAGCTACTGAAGGACATGTGGGTCGAATGGTACCGGCGGGCCACTAGAGCAATGAAGCCCAGCGCGCTTTTGCCTGCTGGCGCCTAATTCGCAGGCCGGGGGCCATCGAGGCGTTGAAAGCCATCTATTGATTGCCTTCCGGCCCTATCGAAGTCTGGCGGGCCAAGCACCACATGAAGCCCACCCTCGCGTTGCCCGCCAGTTCGATGACTCTGCGGCGGCCATCCAGCGAGTGAAGCCCAACTTGGGGCTGCCGCCGTGCGTGGGCGGGCCAAGCGACTTGTGAAGCCCATGGGTGTAGTGCCCGCTCCCTCATGTAGAGCAGCCCCTTCGGGGGCTGTTCTGTGTGTGGTTTGACAAGGAGAAAACAGTAGCCGCATAATCACAGCGACAATAGTTTGACGCTGGGCGCAGCCTAAAGGGGCTAATAGAGATAGAGTGCTTGCCAAAGAGGCCGTTCTCCAGCTTCCCGACGCGCAGCGCGACATGCTCCTCCAGCAGATAGCGGTAGAGGAGCAGCGGCGAGCCTGTCAGCGTTCCTTCCTCAACTTCCTCCCCTATTGGCAATTCGTAAACCGTGAGACTGGTGAGATATGCTCCTTCCAGAAGCTCTGGGCAGGGCAGCAAGAGTTTGCGGAGCTTACCGCGCGACACAGATGGATTCTGGCCCTAAAGGCTGGGAAGCTTGGCTTCACAGAACTCGAATGTGCCTATGATGCCTGGGTAGCCCTTTTCGGCGGTAGGAACTCCAGAGTACATGTCTTCTCCCGAGATGATAGAGCAGCACAGGAACTCATAGGCTACATACGCTTCGGCTTACGCCATCTGCCGGACTTCCTCCGGCCAGCCTTTGTAGAGAAACTAGATACCGGCGAGGGGAGTGGCGCTACTCAGCACTCACTTAAGTTCAAGCTCGGCCTGGATGATGTAAGGCGGGTCGTCTGCTATGCCGCCGGACCTAATGTGTCGGTGGATCAGTCCTGCCAACATGCTCATGTGGATGAGCTGGCCAGAATGCCCTTCCCCAAGCAGACATGGCAGGCTGTATATACGACGATAGCCCCAGAAGGTTCCTGCCATGTGGTTACCCGTGGCGCGGGTGAGATGAACTTTGTGGGGACGTTATGGGAGGCGGCTGCTGGGCATTCTTCGCAGTTGTATCCGTTCTTCCAGCCGTGGACTGCCAGGCCAGGGCGAGACAGAGGATGGTATGAATTGCAGGCGGGTTCTCTGACGCAGCAAGGTCTTGCCCACTATGCTCCCGAGAATCCTGCTGATGCACTGGCCGGCGATGAGGCCAATGAGTTTATTCCCATCGGGCTTTGGGATCGGTGCTGGGACAAGGACCTCTCTCCCCTTCTTCCAGGCGCTAGTGATCCCATCGTCTTAGGAGTCGATGCTGCCGTTTCTGGTGACTGTTTCGGTATTGTTGCTGTCACCAGACATCCTGCCAAGCATAGCGATGTGGCGGTCCGGGCTGTGCGAAAGTGGGATCCGCCGCCGGGCGGCAGCATCGATTTCTTTGAGCCAGAATGCTTCCTCCGCTTTCTCTGCCAGGGGGGTTGTGCTGGAGGCCATCCTCAATATGAGCCCTGGCGTAACTCTGCTTGTGAAGCTTGTGAATCTGGGCCTTACCTACCGCCTCATAACGTTGTCCAGATCGCTTATGATCCCTACCAGTTAGAATCCATGATGCAGTCGCTGAAGCGAGATATGGTAACTTGGTGTGAACCCTTTGGGCAGCAGAAAGATCGTCTCATTGCCGACTCCTCCTTGCGCGACCTCGTAGTTAACATGCGCATTTCTCATGATGGTAATCAAACCCTTCGGGACCATGTGCAGAATGCCGGCGCCAAGGTCTCCCGTGATGAAGATAGCAAGATACGGATTGTGAAGAAGGCTCCTGACCGTAAAGTAGACTTGCTTGTAGCGACAAGCATGGCGGCGCACCGCTGCTTGTACTTGGTGATTTGAAATGCCGGGCGATGGACAAACAGCCGCTGAGAAGGCTACGAGTCTAGATGTTCTCTCTCGCTCAGTAGTTGATGTTCCCCAGAGCCTAGTAGCTCCAACTGACACTTACATCCTCTGGGTCGCGCAAATGGCTGATGGGATAGAGCCCTGGGGCCGTGCGCCCAAGATGCGTGATCGGCAGCTACGTGGCTTCTATCCCACCGAGAGCTTCCTCCTCTCTGCTTTGGGCGTGGTGTGCTCCCGTAATGCAGCTCTCTCCTGGACCCTAGAAGGGCCAGACCGCACAGTTAGGGTCTACCAGGACATTCTCCTCAACGCACAGTTCGGTCATGGCTGGGAAGAGTTTATCACTAAGACTTCCCTCGACCTCTACACGCAAGACTCAGGGGCCTTTGTGGAGCTTGTGCGACAGGGAGACTCTGAGGGCTCGCCGGTCATTGGTATCAATCAGCTTGACGCCGGCCGCTGCTGGCCCACGGGCAGCTCTGACACGCCGGTTATCTATATAGACCGGCTGGGGCAGTATCACGGCCTGAAGCCCTACAACATCTGCAACCTTCATGAGATGCCGGCGCCCGTAGAGCATCCGCAGTTCGGCGCTCTCTACACGATCCAGTACTGCGCCGTTACCCGGCTCCTGCGGGCTGCGCAGATTCTCCGCAATATCTCTATCTACAAGGACGAGAAGACCGGTGGGCGCTTCAACCGAGCAGTCCACCTGCTTAGAGGGATCACGCCGAAGCAGATCAAGGATGCACTGGCTGAGCAGGCTAGTAACGCCGACGGTCAAGGACTCCTTCGCTACGTTCAGCCTCCGATGATAGGGAGCGTTTCGCCTACGGCAGAGATTGGCCACGACACGATAGAACTCGCCATGCTGCCTGATGGCTATGACGAGGAAGTGACCTTCAAACATTACATCTCTGCTATCGCGATGGCCTTCCTCTCTGACTATCAAGAGTTCGCGCCCCTCCCCGGCGGTGGGCTAGGTACCTCCGCGCAGTCCCAGATACTCCACTTGAAGTCCAGAGGCAAGGGGCCAGCCCTCTTCCAGAAGCTCATCTCTCATCTTATGAACTTCCAAGGTGTGCTGCCCAAGAATGTGGAGTTCAAGTTTGCTGAGCAGGATATAGAAGCCGAAAAGGAGAAGGCGGAGCTGGAGAAGCTCAGGGCGGAGGCCAGGGCTGTCCGCGTACAGTCTGGCGAGATTACTCCGGAGGTAGCCAGGCAGATCGCTAAGGATGAAGGCGATCTCGCGCCCGAAGTCTTTGATGCTATGGGCGGGCTAGACCTCACGCCTCACATTACACTTCAGGATGAGGAGAAGCCTGAGGTGCCTGGGGAGCGGCCAGCGCGGCAGCTTCAGCAGCAGGTACCTGCGCAACCTCCTCCTAAGCCTGGGCAGCCGCCAGCGACTGCTGAGGCTACGAAGACCCGCTTTGGTGATCTGGTCTCATTTGAAGATGCGCTCAAAGATGCCGGTATCTACGATATTGAAGTTGGGAAGGCAGACGCCGACGCGATAGTGGAGGAGATCAAGGAGGCAGCGCTCGAGTTGAAGGCTGCTCTAGAAGAGCGGCATCTTGGACCTGAGGAGATAGAAGACGATCGGGAGCAGGTGGAGACGCTCATCAAGACGCAGGCGCTCAAGGCACTGCGGAAGCTGCAGCGACGGATAATGACGAGACTCAGGGAGGAGGCATGAAGGTGAAGTGGCTACACAATCTACTCCATTGGCGGAGCCGTAAAGCCGTGCTAGAACGCCTAGCCCGGTACTGCGGGAAGTCCTGATATGCGGTCAGCTCCAGGTACGTTAGGCCAGCTTAGCAGGCCGGGGTCCGGCGGTCTGGAGCCCCGCACCAAAGCTCTCGAATCCTTTCTCGATGAGCAAGCCTTCTGGGAAGAGTTGGGTGAGCAAGCTAGGGAGGTGATGCAGCCAGTCTTCCGCGCCTTGCTAACTGCTGGGGCTGAAGCTGGGCAGGAAGAGATTGTACAGGCGACCGGCACCAAGCAAATCGCTACTGGTCTCGCAGCTCTCATAGACGCAGAAGCTACCGCCTTCACTACGCAGTGGTGGAATGGGCTAGAGGTTACAACCAAAGATCGTCTACGCTCTGTCATTCGTACTCATATTAAGCGCGGCATTGTGATGGAGGACTTACTCAAGGACATAGAGCCTATCTTCGGCGAGGGTCGAGCCGGAGCTATCGCCACCACAGAGACTACCCGGCTCTTCGCTAGGGGTGCTCTCCTCTCCTATGGCGCCGCTGACATCAAGAGAGTGATGTGGCGCACTGCGAACGATCCCTGGGTAGAGGACATGTGCAGAGAGCTCGAGGGGCAGACTTGGGAGATAGGACAGCACCAGGAGCCTCCTCGTCATGTGAGATGCCGGTGTTGGTTGAGTCCAGTGGTGGAAGTACCAGAAGAATACCGGGAGTTTGATACATTTGAAGCAAGTGATGCTTGGATGAATGAACATTTCCAGCACAATGTTCTTAATCGGCTGGAACAAGAAGAACTAATGCGATACAAGGGGATATATTACCGGCCTCTTAATCGCTTCTTACGGACTGGCGAGATAGCTGGTCTCCCTAGAATGGGATTGGAGGACTTGGAACGGTC